CACAAAATGCGAGACAACAACGGGACGCTACTGCGAATCGACCAGCATGCTTTTCCGAGAGACGAAGTTTTGCAGATGTATAGGGACGTTATCGCGTTTGCGGAAAAGGCGGAGATTAGCGTAGATGAGGCGGTAGCGTGGCTGGTGGCGGAAGGATTGAATAGTTTTGAGAGGCGAAGCGGACGCCAGCTATGACAGACACGGCAGAAAACATCAAAGACAAGGAGGTTATTCGCATGACACCCGAAGAAGCCTACGCCAAAATAGCAGAATTAGCCCGTGAGCATGCCCTGATTTTAGCCGCGGCCGGTGGCGTGGTTGTGGTTGTGCATCCGGATACGCAAAAGGCTGAAGGATTGTACGAGCACATCCAGTGGGTGCATGGCCTTGGGCCGCACCCGGAAACGTTGAAGCAGCAGCGGGAGGCGAAAGCATGACCGACATCGAAGCACGCCGGCGCAACCTTGAGTTGCAGTTGGAGAGGGCGACAAAAAGCCTTGACTCATACGGCGATGTATAGTATGGGTAGGGCAACGGCTGCGGATTGGCAACCCGCGAAATGAAGCCGGAAGTGGGGAGAAAAGGCAAAGATATGACATATTATAAAATAAATATTACCGCTGTTTTTCAGGGCGGGTACCCCTCCCCGGGTTGCTTGCCAGCACCTTCTTTGCCGGGTGCCCTCCCTGATGAGCAGCGGTTTTTTTATTTTATGAGGTGACCAATGGACATCAAACCTATTGAAACCGCTTACAATGGCTATCGTTTTCGGAGCCGCCTGGAGGCTCGGTGGGCGATGTTCTTTGAAAAGCTCGGCATTGATTACCGCTATGAAACCGAAGGTTATGAATTTAACGGTATAAAGTATTTGCCAGACTTCTATTTGCCGACATTTGAAAATGGTTGCTTTGCTGAGGTCAAACATATCGGCGGCGACTTTTCCAAAGCCATTGCTTTTGCCGAGTTTTTTAATGTCAGGTTGTGGATTTGCGAGGATGTTCCGAATGTTGCGATTTACAAATTTATTAATGGCGACAAAGGAAACCCGTCTTTTTATTGCGGAATCCCGAATTTTAGCCAAGCAGAGGGAGATAACAGAGTCTATGCCGCACCATGCGAGTTTCAAGATGTTTGTAGTGACCGATGTAATGATATTCACCCAATCCCGATCCCGGATGACCATGAACAACTATTAGGGCAAGCACCCAACTTAATCACGGAAGCGGCAAGGGTGGCAAATCAGGCACGTTTTGAACACGGCGAAATCGGGATTGCTTAATGGAACTCGACGGATATGTAAGCCTCTGGCGGAAAAGCATTAATTCCCGCGTTTTTAAAAACGAAGGATTATGGAAGGTTTGGACTTGGTGTTTAATGAAAGCCAACCATGAAGAAAAATGGATTTCGTTAAAAACTGGAAAAGGTGTTGTCGAAGTATTCGTAAAACCAGGACAATTTGTTTTCGGGCGGTACTCTGCATCAGCGGAATTGGCCATGAATCCTAATACGACATGGAAACGAATGCAAAAATTAAAAAACCTCCAAAATATTAACATCGAAAGTAACAGCCAATATTCTATAATTACCATTGTAAATTGGGATACTTACCAAGTTGAACCCAAAAAAAGTAACAGCAAAAGTAACAGGCAAGTAACAGGCAAGTGTCTATCAAGTAACACAAACAATAATGATAATAATGAAAATAAAGAACTACCGTCAGGATTTTTTACCCTCTCAAAACGCTTCCTCGAATACCAAAAAAAACAACATGGCAATCTTGTAAAAATCACCGAGTCTAAAATCAATAGCGGGGCTGAAACGATTGACAAGTTAGTCCGGATTGATGGCTTTGATTTGGAGCAGGAAATAAAGCCGGTCCTTAACTGGGCCGCAAAGGATTCGTTCTGGTCAACCAACGTGCTTTCATTGGCGGGGTTGCGGAAAAAACAGAACAACGGCGAGACGAAATTCCAGAATATTTACGCATCGTTTAAGCGCAAAAATAAAAATGCAACCAAACAATCAGGGCCGGTGTATTGATGCGAGAATTTTACAGTGATTACGGGATCGAGATCCCAACCAACAACGGCGGCGAGGTCAGAACTATTTGCCCGCAATGCACACCAGATCGAAAACCACAACACCAGCGGGAAAAAGATCTGTGTGTAAACATTGACAAAGGTACATGGGTTTGCCAGCATTGCGATTGGCGAGGATCTTTAAAAGACCCGGACAAAAATGCGCAGAATTCTGATTCCAAAACCTATGTAAAGCCTGCCTATTCTCCATCCGCTCTGCCGGATGCCGTGATTAAATACTTCGACAATCGTAAAATAAGCGCAGAAACCCTTAGTAAGTGCAAGATCGGCTTTGAAAAGCCAAACGGGAAGCCCCACGGCGCTATCATGTTCCCCAGGTACAAGCACGGCGAGGTTGTGGCTATTAAGTACCGCACCGGCACAAAGCAGATGTGGCAATCCAAAAACCCGGAACCGTGTTTTTATAACTACGACATGGCTGCGGCTTCTGGGTCCAATAAGCTGATTATCACCGAGGGCGAGATTGATTGCCTGTCATTTGTTGAGTGTGGATTCGAGAATGCCGCATCGGTTCCAGACGGCGCCCCTGCCGTGTCTGCCAAAAACCTTGATACCAAAATGGCGTTTTTGCAAGACGGGCTGGTTGATAAGTTTGAAACATTTATTTTGGCTGTCGATAATGATGAGCCGGGCAAGCATCTGGAGGAAGAACTTGCTGAACGATTGGGAAAGCATAAGTGTTGCCGGGTTGTTTACCCATCAGGCTGCAAAGATGCAAACGATGTGTTGAAAAAGTACGGGCCTGATCGGTTGTCAGATATTTATCATCAAGCCAAACCTTACCCGGTAGATGGTTTATATACTGTCAGCGATATAGAAGCTGAAATTATAGGGCTTTACGATGAAGGTTTAAGGCCGGGGGAGCTTACCGGATGGGCGTCATTGGATAGGCTTTACACTGTCCGTAAATGCGAAATGACAGTTGTAACCGGGATTCCGAGCAGTGGGAAAAGCACATGGCTTGATGCTTTAACGGTAAATCTTGCAAGCCGGTCAAACTGGAAAATTGCGTATTGTTCGCCGGAAAACTGGCCGATTCAAAGACATGCTGCCAGCCTTGTTGAAAAAATCACGCGTAAGCCTTTCGCCGGAAGTACAAGAACATCTGATAGGGTTGAATTAAGAGAGATCCAAAATGCACTGGAATGGATGAAAACCCGGTTCTTTTTTACGCAGTTACGCGACAAGGATATGCACATAGATGGTATTTTGGAAGTGATGCAAGCGGCAATATCAAGGCATGGGGTTGATGGTGTTGTTTTAGACCCTTGGAATGAGCTTGAATACCATCGGCCCAGTTCGATGAGCGAAACAGAATATGTTTCCGAGTCGCTCGGAAAGATCCGCCGGTTTGCGCGGCTCAACAATGTGCATGTCTGGATCGTGGCGCACCCGACTAAGTTAAAGCGCGATGATACTGGGGCTTATCCTGTGCCAAGGCTTTATGACATATCAGGATCAGCGCATTGGTACAACAAGGCTGATAACGGGGTAGTTGTGCATCGGCATAATGTGGAAAGACCGGAAGTGTGTATTTATGTACAAAAGATTAGATTTCGGGAAGTTGGTAAGGTTGGCGATACCATGTTGAGATATATTGCTGATAATGGACGGTATAAGGATTTACCAGCAGATGAGCGTGTAAAATACTGTAAACATAATGATGATATTTTTAACGATGATGAAAGGAGCCAATAATGCCATGCAGCATGAATAAATTAATGAGCAACGGTCACTGCGCTGCGCCTTGCAACGCTGGCATTGAGTATGCCGGATATGAGTGTCCGCAAGATTTGCGCTGTCCGCAGTGGGATTTAGAGATGCATGGGATCAGGACGGAGCCGAATTGCCGCAAAGATCCCAAGAGCCGGTATTATGATCAGGGTGGCTTTGAGGTGTTGGACATCATCAAGGCGAAGCTAACCCCTGAGCAGTTCAAGGGTTATTTGCTCGGCAACCTGATTAAGTATAGCTGTCGAGCGAATTGGAAGGGTGATTTTATGCGGGATATTGAGAAGATGGGGTTTTACGCAAATTACATGAGGGAGGGTAAATAAATGACAGAAATCATAGCAATACCAGTGCCGGACAGCAAATACCGGGAGGTGGCAATTTTGGACGAATACAACGGCGTGTATTCGATTATCGTTGGAAAGGCCGGCGATAAGCGGAATTTTTGGAAGATGGTATATCCGCAAACAAGAGAGAATCAGCCAGGGAGCAAGCCAATTCCGATGAAAGTAACACTGGGAGATCAACACGCAGCGCCGATCATGTTGCGACAACTGGCTGATGCGCTTGAGGGCCGAAGCCAGGGCCAGGACTCGCAATTCGGGAATAGGGATCAGGACGGGGCAGTAGATGACCAAATTCCCTTCTAGCGTAGGGTAGCATTACCAATGTGGAGAACGTCGAACCAGCGAACGCTCACGAAGCGAGAGAGGGAAAAAAGTGGAACTTCGTAACAGGATTCAGGGTAAGCGCAACACAAAGCGAGGCCAGGCTGCCGAAGAGATAGCAGAGCTATGGCTAAGACAGCACGGATACGCCTGCATTGAAAAGATTGAAACACCATGGCGAATCGTAAGGCGAGGCGGCAAGATTGTGGGCGCGACTCCGAAGAAACAAGTCTCCGGGGATTTCACTGCCATTGATCCGCATACAGGGCGTTGTTTACATGTAGAGGTAAAGTCTCGTGAGCGGAATACTTTGCGCTGGTCTGATTTTGAAGCGCACCAGATTGAAGCCCTGGATCGTAAGGCCGAGGCAGGGGCAGAGTGCCTTGTGTTGTGGGTTAAAGGGGCAGAGGTAAGGTTTTTCGATTGGCCAATACCGGGCTTTTGTGAGGGGCAGTCGCTTAAGTGGGAGGGATGAAAATGAAGAAAGCAGCTTAATACGCCAAGGTGATGAAACGAGCCGGACCGGCAAAAGCCCTTCCGGGTTTTTCTCTTGACATTAAAAAACTCTGTAAGTATGGTGATTTAAACATCAAAGGATGCTGAATAGATCAGGGATGTAAAAGGTGTTTTTAAGAATCTAAAACTTCCAGTTAACGTAAAGAAAGTTAACGTAAACGTTAAGTTTGAGCTTAGGTAAAGTATATTTAGTAAAGTTGACGTTAACGTAAAGTTTGGCGAAATTTTAAAGCAGGTATTGGATGGCAAAAGGCAGGCCGACAAAATATAAAGAAGAATATTGCGGCATTGCCTCAAAGCTTTGCCAGCTTGGGGCTACGGACAATGATGTTGCAGAAGCCCTTGGAATTGGCACCACAACGCTTTATCGATGGCGCAATGAATACCCGGATTTTCGGAAGGCCCTAAAGGTCGGCAAGAGTGAAGCTGACGACCGGGTAGAAATGTCGTTATATCGTAAAGCCGTTGGATATACACATGAAGCGGTTAAGATATTCCAATTTCAAGGCGCTCCGGTTGTGGTGCCTTATCAAGAGATCCATCAACCAGATACTACGGCTTGTATTTTTTGGTTAAAAAACCGCAGGCCGGATTTATGGCGTGAAAAGCCTGATGGTGCGCAAGATGAAACGCTCACCAACCTTGTCTCTAAGCTCATCGAATCAAGGCCAGATTAATGACAAATATGCCTCCGCAATTACAACGTCAGGTTGATCGATGGTATGAACTTATACCTCACCCGGTGCAGCTTGATCTTGTGCAGGCAATACCTTCGGGTGTACGCTTTCCACTTGTGCCGGCCGGCCGGCGGTCAGGCAAGACGGAGAGGTTTAAGCGATTTATCGTTAAGCAAGCCAACCGGCAACCAGGCATGTATTTTGCCGCAGCCCCTACCTACAATCAAGCGAAACGAATCTTCTGGCAGGATTTAAAAGACTTGTCGTTTTCGTGTTTGCACGCCAGGAAACCTTCTGAATCAGAACTTATAATCTATTTCGATAATGGATCAGAAATCCATGTGATGGGCCTTGATAAACCAGAGCGCTTTGAGGGTATATCTTGGACGGGGGGCGGCATTGATGAGTTTGCCAACGTTAAAGAGTCTGCATGGGAGGCCAATATATTCCCGGCTCTCAATACCGTTGATCCGCGCAACCCTGATTACCGGGCATGGGCTTGGTTGTTTGGTGTGCCAGAAGGGTTGAACCATTTTTATGAGCTATGCGAATCCGCCAGGGAGAATGGCCAGGACTTCGCTGTGTATCACTGGAAGTCCGCAGATATCTTGCCGCCAGATGTTATTGAATCCGCTAAACGCTCGATGTCTGCAAAGCAATACCGGCAAGAGTTTGAGGCTAGTTTTGAAACGGCTACCGGGCGCATATATGAGGATTACAGCGAGGCAAACATAACCGACGCTGTTATTCACCCGCATGAGCAGCTACACTGGACCCATGATCAGAACTTTACGCCGCTATCGTCTGCTGTCGGAGTTATCCGTGACGACTGCCTGTACCTTCTCGATGAAATAGTTTTAAGCTCTGCCATTTCCAGGCAGTCGGCTGATGAATTTGTCGAGAAGTTCAAGGATCACAAGAATAAACAAGTCAAGTTGTACGGTGATCCGGCTGGCCGGGCTGGTGAGAAGCACGGGCACAAATCTGATTACAGCGAAATTAAAGACGTGCTTCGGCGGAACGGATGGGAAGTCACGGATAAAGTTAAGCGCAAGCATCCGGCCATAAAAGACAGACAGAACTACGTCAGGGCAAGGATTTTAAACGCTGCTGGCGATGTTCGGCTTTTCGTCAACCCGAAAACGGCCCCTTGGTGTCACAAAGGGTTGTCCACGGTGCAACTGATGGAGGGGTCAACGTTTCAGGAAGACCAGCGCAATAAATATCAGCATATCACAACTGCTATCGGGTATATGGTGGATGTGCTTTGGGGCGACGTGCCCCTGATTTTAACAGGCGTGCGCTCAGCCATGTAGGAATTGGAGATTAACTAT